GCTGGTGATGTAACTGCTACACAATCTTTTCTTGTTGTGCCTGCAATTGATACCAGATCGTTAACAACAGTTGTTTGATTTGTTCTGCTGTTCATACCTGGAGCAATAAGCATATCAACAGTGATTTGCTCTGTGTCTTCGAACTGATCGAAGCCCTTCCCGTAATCACCGGTGTCAAGTGCTGTATTGTCTCTACCATTAACAAGTGAAACGCTCTGAACAACGTCTCCCCCTCGGTAGACATAATCGTCACCTGAATCTATATTTGTGCCTGCAAGGGTTGAGAATAAACGTCCATTTGAAATGAATGCTGGACCAAATCCTGCTTGCCAAATATATCGGGAAGCGTTGTTGATCACATCAGGCATATAGTTCGTTGAACCATCTGCGTTTGTTGCGCCTTTAGCAAGTGAAAGGAACGGGAACGTTTCAAGAACTGAACCTCTTGTCCCTGTGAAAAGTCCATCTTCATCAATAACTGCTACGTGAACCTCATCGTTCGTTGCACCACGATCGGATGCATAAGTTGATGTCTTAGGAGCAGCATCAAAGTTTGTACGATAAGCCCAAGCTTCAAAAGCAGAGTCATTATCTGCTGAATCAGCACCAAGGAATTCTACCTTTAACGAGTTACCTAATTCACCAGGCCATTTAGCCAAAAAGGTGTGATTAACGGTAACTGTTGCTGAATCTTCAACAAATGAACCACTTGCAAGTGTTGCTTTTTGATCGTCCCAGTTGTCATCGTTCTTTACCAATGGACGACTTGCAGATGGGATTGGGTAACTTGCGGAATCTGATGCACCTACTGCTGCTGAAGCATCGTATGAGTTAACAGGTAGATCACCTGCGTCATTGATTGCTCTGACAACATAAAGGGCATTAGAATATCTTAAAAAGTACGCTGCGGAGTGCCATTCCACAGTGTTATCACTGTCTGGTGTACTAAACTGTTCAACAAGACCTGCTTCATTTGAGACCAAAATAGGGGTTTCAACTGGCCCCCATTTAAATTCCCCAACGAATGCACCTGTGCTAGTTGTAACGTTCGGCACTACACCAGTAAGGTCAATTTCTTTGACCGTAATCGCCGGAGAGGCGGAGGGTGTGAATAATGCCATGACTCTTTCCTCTGAGTTAAATTATAAGCTTATAAGTCATAATACGGAGTTTCAATACTTCTATTTATAAGAAATTATATTTTAGAGATCCGCATCATACTCGATAGCCCATCCATCTCGTTCTGATTGTTCTATACGTTCTATTTGCTCTTCACCAGTATCAATAAAGCCGAATGGTACAACATCGTCTTCAATTTCTTTCATCTTCTGTTCAAACAACATTTGTTTAATATTAATATCAGTTAGATTTGCAAAGTAACTTGTAGAAACAAAATATCCAAACATAACAAGATTCATCATCAAATCATCATGGTTACCATCAGATGCTTCGTATGATTGTCCTTTTGCTACAAATGTACTAATTTCTAATATAGTATTTTCATCTACAATCTGCAATTTATTATTTTCTAATATATCCTTAATAGATGAACAACCAAGTCTTTTGACTTTTCTATTCATTTCAATACCAAGTGCATTGGCTTTCACAGTGGATTCAACGTGCATATTTTCATATTCTAAGTCATGATATAAACCATTACAAACTACACCACCTTGGTCATTTGATTCTACTACGACGTATGCATCATTATAGACTTTCGCATACTTATAAATAATGTTTGGGAAGAGAATAGGAGAGATAAGGTTATTGCGATATACAGCAACCTGTTCAAAAGGCCTCGTGCTAATATCGATCACATTAAAAGTACTGTAGTCCTGGCCTCTTCCCTTTGACACATCTACTGTTACAATGTAATCATGATCTTTAATCGGTTCTTTGTAAACATATAAATCACCGTCAACATGAATAGGCGGTTTTGCTCTCATACCCATGAGAGTTTCAGCATTAATAAGTGTATCACCTGTTCCAAAGAACGTATTTCCAAATTCCTGATCGAACTGTAGCTGACTAGTATTAGCAATAGTTTCCTTCTTCCAGGCTTCATCTCGACCTGGTACGTCCCACCAATCTACCCTAAATGGTTTAAATTCATTTATACCTTGTGTTGCACCTTCCCAGATTTTATAGAACTGGTTACCAATACCATTTGCTGTAGAAGTAATAATCACCTTTGTTTCTTTACCAGCTGATACAACAGGATAGGTTGACGTATAGAACTCTGCAGCACGTTCAACGAAAGCAAATTCGTCTAGATAAAGGAGGTTAACAGACATACCCCGAATAGAAGATCCAGAAGTAGCAGCAGCGATAATCCTAGAATTATTACTGAACTCAATAGAACCTTTATTAAGGGCTTTACAACCAGGCTGAAGAAAGAAAGGAAGATTTTCGAGAGCAAGTGTAACCCTTGCAAGCATCTCTCTTGCAGTCGCACCTTTATTTGCCAAAATTGCAATAGTCTTTTCAGAATGGAAGATTGCGTACCAGAGGAGGTAGACAACTGACGAAATTGATTTTCCTGACTGACGACAGGCAAGTACAATACTAAACCTATACTCATTAAAATGTCCAAACATGTTTTCCTGATAAGGATATAATTCAAATGGTACTAAACCCTTATCAAGTGAAATAATCTTACAATAAGTACGAGCAAAGTAAGCAGGACTTTGCATACATTTTTGATATTCTATTATTTGTTCTTTTGTCCATTCCTGGACAACGCCATCTCGCTTTACATTAATATTACCGAGATAACTCTCTTTTTCATTTATCATCTAACCTCGGCGTCATATCAATTACATTATCAGCGGTTTGTGCCTGAAGGAATCTTTGTAAATCTGTTGTTGATCCAATAAACAAATTATTATTTGTTGTACCAACTTGTGCCTGTTTTGGTTGTTCGTTAATATCTCTATTCTTTTTATTTAAATCCATTAATTTATCATTAATATCTGCCATATTCTTCATCATACCAGATAATACTTCGAACGCTCTCGGGTGCTCGCTCTCGCGTGCGACCTCGATCATAAGTTCCAGACTTTCTTTACCTTTTTCTAGAATTTCGTAATAGGTGTCTCTGGAATATTCATAATCACTTTTGATATTTTCATTGTTTTCCATTATGCACTATCCACATATGTAAAGGTTTCAGTAAATCCATAATCACTATCTGGTGACACGTCTAATGGATTAGGTAGCACGGTAAGCTTAGGTTGTGGGTAAACAGAGTTACCAAACCCATCTGAGTCTGTTAATACACCAACATAAAGATTCCCATCCACCTGACGAATAATCTTTGAATTTGCAATACCATGATAGAAGTTTGCATGCATCAAGAAGTCCAACTGGTAGATAATAGTTCTTCTACCAAAGTTACCCTCATAATCATCAAGGTAACTCATACCTTGTAGGATAATCGGTACGTCTTCTTTCACGTCGTTGTAATTAGAAAACGGTTGGATTGTTAATGTATACTGTGGACTAAAATATGGTATAATTTGTTCTACAATTTGTAGTGCATCATCTTGTGTCTTAGAATAAACATTAAGCTGCATACTAATACTATAAGGAACCGGAGCATTAATCTTCGCTCTGTTCTCTGTAGCACTACCAGATTTAGAAAAGTTATTCATTTTCTGTAATTGTCTTTGAGCATCGTACTGGTAACCAATAATCTCAAAAGACATACGAGGTAACTTCATAGCTACCTTTGTATCATCATATAGATCTGGATTCTCACGAATACGTTCTAAGAAGTCACGCTTTGGTGCATACGACAAAGGAACCTTTTGTGTACTAATAACACCACCAGAAGAGTTCTTACGTAGCACGTAGATGTTGTTAAAGAGTGAGCCAAACATAGCCACACTTTTTCTAATTCGTTCGTGGTAGAAATAATCACCTAACATTACTGAGGATCTCCAAACGGATTGCTTTCAGAGAAGTCTAGGAAGCCAAGATCCGTGGTTGTTGTATCAAATGCATCATTCTGTTCATTTTCACTGAGCTGGTTATTCTCTGTTACTGATAACACAAATGATGTACCACCACCATCTGCTGCGATTCTTTGTACAAATACATCAGTAGTTGGAAGATGGAATAGACCATCATCCCCACCAAAATTAATAAGACCTAGAATCTTATCTGAATCAGAATATCTACTAACTTCTCCCGTAAGTACTGTACCATCAGACAATGTCTGAATCATAGTATCACCTTCTACAAAGTCACCACCAGAATCAAGTTGTAGTAAGAATTCGTATGCATAGTTTTCTTCAATAGCCTGGATATCATCGACACCCGTATCAAAATCTTCACCACTGAATTCAAATAGCTGTGAGCGCATCTTGTAAATAGGTAAATTATTTAACTGATAAAATGGCTGTTCATGTTCTACATGTTGAATCTGGAACATAGACTTTGACAAAGGAAGATATATTAAATCCCCTTCCCGTGGTCTAATAATATTTGCATCACTCTGCGCTCTTGCAACTGCGCTTGTCCATCTACGACGTGCTACGATGAATGTTGCCTCATCACGAATTTCTACACCAAACTTAGTAAACAGATCTCCCTCACCATCGAATCCTTCAATGTTCTCAATATACATTTCAACCTTATAAGCATTTCCGAAACGAGATGCTTCTAAGTCACCAAGAATCGTATCCTCGTTTACTGTTTCACGAGGGAGATAATATACATCTTGACCATATATTTTTATGGATTCTAGAACCAAATCTTCGTAGAGGTTCTGTGTACCTCTAAGATTCTGGTTGAAGTAAGGATTAACTGCCATGATATTATCCTACGAAAAAGTCTGCAGGGAATTCGTGCTCAAGCCTAATTTTCTCTCTTAACCTTTCGATTTCTTGTGTAGCTTCTTCATAAATTCTAGGACCGTTTAATGTAACGCCACCTGGTAATTGTACACCTTCAAATTTACTAAGGTTCGTACCCCATTGTTGTTTGATAAGTGCTGTAGTATATTCTTTTAAGAACATATCATTGTAGACCTCGGTGTATGTTCCAGGATCAATAAATTTATATGCTTCATACACAATATATTCGTTTGCAACAACATCACCATCTTTAAAGTCACCATGGATATACAGTCTGTCTTTTTTCCGTGCAAATGTTGTTTGTGGATGACCGTTTAGTTTCATATCAAGTAGTGAGAGATATTGTTGTAGTTGTTCGTAGTATGCAAGATCACCTGCAAAGTTCTGCATATCGGCAATATCATTCAGCATCATTTGATACTTAATATCAAAGAAGTTAAATGAAGTATTAAATGAGCTAGAGAGTCTGAATAATTTTGTGATATAAAGAACGTTGCTGTCAACAGCAATAAATCCATTGGTAAGATCTTGTGAAGTTACCTGATAAGAAACATAATCCCTAAAAGTTGCTTCAGAGTGATACTCACGCCAGAATTGAATCGCTTCATCTACACGATCTTCAATTTGTTCGTCATCAACATTAATTTCAATTACAGGATCACCCAACCGCCTTAAGCAGTAATCAATTAAACCTTGTCTTGAACTTGGATTTGCCATATCTGTATTTACCTTAGTTTAATAGTGATCCAGCTGCATTGTATACGTTGATCCTATAATATGTACCTTGTTGACCATCAAGTGTATCTGCATCAAGACCAGATCCTGCCCCATCTCTTGTTTTAATATCGGTAAAGATCGTTGCACCGAAGTAAGAAGTTAATTGTGCAGAGTCGATTGCAAGATCTCTAGTAGATGCGATTGTACCACCACCTGTTAAACCAGTGCCTGCTGTGATTGATACCGTCGAGTGATCGATATGCTCATCAGCTACGAATCCTGTTAGGTTATCGTGGTTAATAGAGCTTTCAAAATATGCTAAGAATTCAGCTGAATCGATAGCAAGGTCTCTTGTAGAAGCGATCGTACCGCCACCCGTTAAGCCTGTACCAGCGGTAATTGATACCGATGAGTGATCGATATGCTCATCAGCTACGAATCCAGAGAGGTTATCGTGATTAATTGAACCCTCAAAGTATGCTAAGAATTCAGCTGAGTCAATTGCAAGATCTCTGGTAGATGCGATTGTGCCGCCACCTGTCAGACCTGTTCCTGCTGTGATCGACACTGATGTATGGTCAATGTGCTCATTTGCAACGAAACCAGAGAGGTTATCGTGGTTAATAGAGCCTTCGAAATATGCTAGGAATTCTGCAGAGTCAATAGCAAGATCTCTAGTAGCTGCGATTGTACCACCGCCTGTTAGACCTGTTCCTGCTGTAATTGATACTGATGTATGGTCAATATGCTCATTGGATACAAAGTTTGTAAGAGCATCGTGATCAATATTCGTTGCCGTAACTGCAGTTACCAGACCCTTACCATTAACAGTGATTGCTGGTACCTGTGATGAAGATCCGAATGATCCAACGTTACCGTTCACTGTTGCTAATGTAAGTACTAGATCAACAGGTGCTGAACCATTGAATGAAACATTTGGTGCTGTTGCATCACCCGAAGCAGAGAAGTTTCTACCAGTTGCAAGAGTTGTAGCTGTTGAAGCATTACCTGTGAGCGAACCAGTTACGTTACCAGTCACATTACCTGATAAGTTACCTTCGAATGTAGTTGCTTTAACTACACCATATTGTGTACCAGCTGAATTTGGATCAATTGGTGCATCTGGTTCTGGATCGTATCTGTTTAGGAATGTCCATTTATTTTCTGATACGTCGAAGTATAGACCAACGTGGGTGTATGCAGAATCGTTTCTGTTAGAGAAGAATCCTGTATCAATATCTGTTGCAGTAGCTGTGCCTGTCCATTTATCACCAACTGTGTGACCGGTTGTAGCACCAAAGTCGATCTCAATACCGTACGCACTGTCTAGTATCTGAGCAGCGCCTGTGATAGCAATACCCGTTGCTTCTGTACCGACAGATGAATCAAATCCCCATTCAAACGTATCAGGTGTTCCAGTAGCGTCAATCTTAACGAAGAATGACTTAGTTGCTTCATCGCCTGAGTAATGTCCAGAGTAGAATGCATCATCTAGGCCAGTTCCAACAAAGCTTGTACCAGCCTCACCAATCGTATCACCAGCATTGAGGTACTGGAAGTTACCACCAATTTCTACATTTGCTGTAGAAGTAATGGTTTGTGTACCAGTAACATTTAAGTTACCGTCGATAGTTAAATCACCACCGATGTGTGCAGCAGACTGAACTCTAAATCCAGCAACCGAATGGTTCTGCTGGTTGATAATAACTTTACCGTTATTAGGATCAGATTTAATAACCCAACCGAGACACATCGGGAAGTTAGGATAAGCCGGGGCAGCATTCTGTAGTGCACCTGGTGTAAGGCCGGCGAAGAAGTTTTGACCTGCAGTAAGAGAGGATGTGTCAATGCCATCAATTACACCAGATACAACAATTTGTCCGTAAGAGTTATTTGGAATAGCTTCTGCTGAAAGACCCTGAACGTTATACTTAGCTGCGTCTGTTGCATCTGCTAGAGCAATTGTAGGAGATTCTCTGCCAGAATCGTTAACGAAGTTACCTGAGTAATAGAGTGGTTTACCTTTGGCAATTTCCACGCCAGTGTTGTTGTACACCCTCTCAACTTCTTGCATACCAATTTCAATTGGATGATCGAAATCAGTATAATAGTTTAGATTCTTATGGAAAGGATCATACCATAGAGCACCTTCTCTAAATCCAATATGACTATCTGCCCAACCAAGCTGGAACTGAATCTCACCAACGGTAGCTGAGTCTGCTTGGAAGCTTGTGATTGTAGCAGAATCTACTGTTAATTGACTAATATGACCAGTACCATAGTTTAGTGATACACCTGATATATTAGTTGCGATTGCAGAATCTGCGTTTAGTGCATTTGTATTTAATGTATTATTATCAATAATACCGATATGTGCTGAATCTACAGATAATTGGCTAATCGTACCTGTTGTAGCATTTACTGTAGAATAGTTTGCTGACGTACCAGATATATTTGTAATCGAAGCAGAATCCGCCTGAAGTATTCCAAATCCGTTTATAATAGTCGGATAACTACCACCATCAGCAGTATTAATAGTAAAGGTAGTACTTGCAGAATCCCACGATGTGCTTGATACCCCAGCAACACTTACGGTTCCAATACTATCTACGAATCCTGATCCGTCAACTGTGACAATAGGAACTAGTGATGCCGAACCATATACACCAGCAGTTACCGTTGTATTTGATCTAGTAAGTGTATGTGTATTCAGTGTTTGTATATGGGCTGAGTCTACATCAAGTTGACTAATTGTACCTGTTGTAGCATTTACTGTGCTATAATTTGCAGAGCTACCAGATACATTTGTTAATGATGCTGAGTCAGCATCAAGCGAATTAGTTCTTAATGTATTGTTATCAATAATTCCGATGTGTGCAGAATCAACAGATAGTTGACTGATCGTGGCTGAATCCCCGAGCAGTGATCCGTAACTTGCAATACTACCAGAAATAATTTGAATATCTGCTGAGTCAGCTTCTAGATTAGTACTTGATACAGTAGTAGCACCTGTGAGTGAACCATACACCTTTGTACCGGTGCTAACTGTTTGAAGCCTAAGATCACCAGAGGAATCATTGATTTTTACACCATCATCCGCACCAGCTTGCAACCAAATTGGGTTACCATTATTTTTTGATGACAGATAGATGTCTTGTGCTTCAATGTAGATCCCACCGGTGGAATCTTTAATAACCAAATTAACAGGATTTCGGTTAATAATAGCATCATCGTTATCACCGAATGCAAGTGATACGTTATCACCAAATCCTCTGATTGGTGTTGAAAATGATCCACCATCAACAGTATTAATTGTAAATACGCCAACTGATGAATCCCATGATGTACTTGATACACCAGCAACACTTACGGTTCCAATACTATCAACAAAACCTGAAGCATCAACTGTTACCACTGGAACAAGTGATGCTGAACCATAAGCTCCTGCTATTACAGTTGTATTGGATCTTGATAAAGTATGGGTATTTAATGTTTGTACACGTGCGGAATCTGCATCAAATTGGCTAATATGACCAGTACCATAATTTAAAGTAGCACCAGAGATATCAGTTACAATAGCAGAATCAGCAGTAAGCGCTGCAGCATGTACAGTAGCGTAGTTAGAAGTAACACCAGAGATATCCGTAATAACTGCGGAATCTGCTGTCAGATTTGTTACTGTAGCAGAATCAGCTGTTACTGCACCTGATACATTTAATGCTTTATTTAATGCCCAGCGATCATCAGTAGAGGTATATGTTATAGTCGGTTTAGTACCGCCAGTGTATAATGCGCCACCAATAGTTAATCCCGCACCATCAATATCAACATTGTTTACGGCTGAATCAGCGAGTACAATATTTTTATCATTTATAGTAACTTCTGTTGAATTAACAGTTGTTGTAGTACCTTGAACAGTTAGGTTACCAGCAATATATGTGTTACCTGTACCCGTAATGTTTCCATTTACTGTTAGTCCAGCAGCGGTTAAAGTCGTAAAATTACCAGTACTATAATTTGCAGATGAGCCAGATACATTAGTTATATTAGCTGAATCCGCATCCAAGGCATTCGTATTTAATGTATTATTATCAATTATGCCAATGTGCGCTGAGTCTGCAGAGAACTGACTAATTGTTCCAGTTGTGGCATTTACAGTTGTGTAGTTAGCAGATGTACCAGAGATATTAGTAACTGACGCCGAATCAGCAGTAAGTGCTGCAGCATGTGCAGTAGCGTAGTTAGAAGTAACACCGGAGATATCAGTTACAATAGCAGAATCTGCATTTAATGAATTTGTATTAATAGTATTATTATCGATAATACCAATATGTGCTGAGTCTACATCAAGCTGACTGATCGTACCTGTTGTAGCGTTTACTGAGCTGTAGTTTGCTGATGTACCTGATATATTTGTAACTACTGCAGAATCAGCAGTTAGATTTGTTACTGTAGCCGAATCAGCGTTCAACGTACCGGTAACGGTAGTACCAGTTAATGTAGTTTCTAATTTTTTAACACTTCCATAATATAGATCGACGCCTGCAAAAGGAGTAAATTCTGCAATTTTAGCACCACCGACATTATTTTTTATTAAGAAATGACCAGCACCATCAAGATCTAATTCAGTAGCCCCTGCTTCAATAACGGTTGTACCACCAGTGGTATGCCGTATCGATGCTTCATTAGCATCACCAAAGTATAATCTTTGATCGTCACCAAAACCATTAATAGTAGTTCTGAATATTCCTCCATCAGCGGTATTAATTACTAATTGCGCTGTTGAAGAATCCCATAATGTGCTACTAACGCCAGCGACTGATACTGTGCCGATACTGTCAACAAATCCTGAAGCGTCTAGAGTAACAATGGGAACAAGTGAAGCTGAGCCCCATGTTCCAGCATAACTTGTAGCACCTGAGCGAGTGATATTAGTAAATGTAGCAGAATCTGCGGTGACCGCACCATCAACATCAACTGCTCTATTGAAGTTAATTAAATCACCAGATGTTACGTACTTCATTTCCGGAGGTGTAGTAATACTTGCACCACCAAGTGTAATACCAGCACCATTAAGAGCAGTTAGGTCGGCTGCAGAATCTGCTAATGTAATATTCTTATCTGCGATATTAACTACAGTTGAATTAACTGTTGTCGTTGTCCCATCAACCGTTAAATTTCCATGTACGGTAACCCCACTACTGAAATATGCAGAATTAAATGTAACGTTATCACTGATACCAACTGGTTGTCCAATAGAAATAACCCCACCAGATGATTCGTATGTTACACCAGTACCAGCGACAAGATGTGCTCTTACTTCAGAAGCAGAAGGTCCTGTGTATGAGAAATTACCTGTAGCAGAATCGTAACTGAACGATCCGTCACCGCCTAAATCAAGTGCCTGGAAGTGTGCTCTTACTTCAGTTGCACTTGGACCAGTATATGTAATATTACCAGTAGCAGAATCATAACTTAATGATCCATCCCCACCTTGATCAAGTACCTGGAAATATCCCCTTACCTGGGCTGTAGATAGACCCGAATAGGTGAATGTGCCAGTAGCAGAATCATATGTAAATGTGCCATCCCCAGCTGCATCAATTGCTTGGAAATAACTTCTGATTGTTGCAGTTGATACTGCATCACCAAGAGCAGAATCTACACGTGCCCTTGTGTAATATAAGTTATTACTTCCTTCAGCAAGGTCGTTTGTTGTATTACCTGCAAGACTTAAAGCAGCTGGATCACCAGATGTGGTCTTAACTGCAAAGCCACCATCTGATTCTTCAAGAGCAATAGTACCGAGCTGGATAGTTTGTCCAGAAAGATATAACTTACGCCATTTATTAGTAGCACTACCAAGATCAAGTGCGCTGTCAGCATTAGGAATAAGACTGTGTGTAACTTGATCTGACGAATCAAGCATATTGATTCGAACATTACCATCACCACTAACGGTGAAGTGATCTGCATCAAATTTTGCAACACCGACAGAGGAATCTGTTGCATTATCTGCAGTAAAGGTAACGGTTCTATTATCAACTACCCCAACCTTTGCAGTAAGAGGAGCTACGCCATCAAATGTAAGAATTTGTGCTGAACCGACTGATACTAAGCCTGTACCAGAGTCACCCGCAAAATTTAAATCACTACCACTTGCACGAACACTTCGTATAGGTGTTCCTACAATGACGCGTTTAACAATAGTTCTTTGAGCTCCGGCCATTCATATATCCTTTATGTAACTGATGGTGTTACGTTAATTCTTCCTTCGAGAATCCTCTCGATCACGGTTTCACCATCACTATCTACAAAGGATAGTTCTACATCATAAACATATCTGCCTTTTCGTAAGGCAGCCGTTTGAGTATTTGTTAGACTAATAGTAGCTTTTCCCTCGGTCTGTGGGGAAATAAGCAGTCCCTGGAATGTAGTAGCATCACCATCACTGTCACTGTAACTTCTTTTCATCTTTGCAGCAATAGAATGATTTTCTAAATTTTTTGCTGCACCATCTGTTGTTTCTAAGTGAAGCTCAACTGTAAGATCGGTACCTTGTTCAACATCGAATTCTTCATATTCTGCCATAAGACTACTCTTCGTTAATAGGATTCTTCTTTATTTATAATAAAAAAGCTTTCATCTATTTATAATAACAAGAAAAGATGTTATCAGAATCCAAGAATAAATCTTTTGCCCCACCATTGAATACAGCTATTGTTGGTTCAGACATATAATAGCCCTGAGTGGAACCATCAAACCTCTGACTTTTAACTTTGAATTTATATGCAGTACTTTGCCACGATCGGTCCTTGAGTAGTATTTCAGGGATATTCGTAACAGGGTAATAGTCTTTTAGTATTTCAAGATACTCTAGTTTATCCCTGTGTAGGTTCCACAAATATCTGCACACACCTTTGTATTCATCTATAATAATATATGGGTTTTCTTCAAAGTGCTCATAGATTTCGCGCAATTCAAATGAATTAAAAATCATAATAGATGAATTAACTTTAGTAAAGTTGTATCTTTGTTGTTTTATATCAACATCCATCATACGGGAATCGATACTTCCATAACAAATTTTTATTTTATGGGGGTTTACATTGCTAAAAAGATAGTCTATATTATTCTGTATTACTACATCCAAATCCAAAAAAAGTGTTCTACCCCCTTCACGGTACAGGTCAGGATTAAAAACACAAAGCTTTGGCCAGAAGCCATCAATACCACTTTCTACCTCATCTGAAATATCAACTGGATTAATCCCATCATCTAACCCATCTGGGATTTCCGTAAGACAATAAAAATCGAATGGTAAAGACAAATTCTTCCTTACCATTCTATAGAGTCTGTTAACAAATTCTGGCTCGTATTTGGTGCCAGTCTTGACACACACTACGTTAATCATAACGGATCTTCAATATCCTCAATAATCTGTTCCCAAATGTTTTCAGCTTCAGCAAACACATATGCAACACTAATACGGAGACAGTCTGTTGATGCTGCATGGTAACAGAGCTTATCTGGTTGATGGTACGCACCAAAGTAACCCATCTTACACTGCCATCCAGGTACATCCTGAACTCTCACACGTTCTTTCTTTTCAAGGTCCCAGTAATCAAACCATCCATCCCCGTTTTCTGACCAAGAGAAAATAACATTGTACCCCGCAGCATTTGCATTATTATGCCAAGATATCCAGCCTCCAGGAGGATAGAGTGTAACAAGAGTATTTCTTTTAGCAGAAAGTTCTGCCATTAATTCATTATTTAATTCTTGGGCTTTATTCCTGTACTCTTCTATAATTTTTAGATCCGTATTCCCGGTATCTCTTTCTGCCCCTGGCATCAAACCAGAATACGAGTGCATACTCTCTGGAAATCCGTCATGTTCTCTGCCTCGCGCAATAATTCTTTCAAGATAGTCATCCGCAAGCCACCTGTCTCTGGTGTGGTCTTTTGAATTTAAAGGTAGATCCTTTTGTAAGTTACCTTCTTGATACTTAGTAAGAACAAAATTTTTGAACTTATTCAAAGATTCCATTACCATCTCATTGTTGATTTTAATATCTCTCATACTCTAAAGTCCTTATCTTTTTGAAGAGTTGCAGAATGATGGACTATAATTGGTGGATTGTTCACTAATCTGTGCTTACCAGCATTTGATCCAGTCTGGTTGAACTTAAAACTTGTAAACCAATTCCATCTGTAGTTATCTTCAAATTTACCTATCTTAAGATCTTTGTACTTATCCATTTCGTTAGTCATCCACCACAACGTAAATTGATCCCATCTTAACATAGTGATGGGTGTTCCTTCATGCCACCATGGGGTTGAAGTTGGTTTATAACCTCTTCCTCTATAATGATTGTACCATTCTTCTTGTACTAGAAACATCTCCCACCAATCTTTCATAAAATCTCGAATGATTGGTTTTCTCATATCATATAGACAAACACCACCACATAGAACCAAATCAATAACTTTATCGGTACCTTCAATTGGGGCGTCAACCTCTACAAAAGAGGCTGCAGCAACCTTGTCTTTTGTAAGTCTTACAAATGAAAGATCATTATCACCAAGTTCATCCCATACATTTACAATATCTTCATGCTCACAAACAGAATCGGCATCAACGTAGAATGTTATATCATACGGGCTGTTTGCCATACCATACAATTTACCACGAATATGTTCAGGACAATCCAGAATATTTTCGCAGTAATCTTTTGCTCTGTTATCAATCCATTCGGGGTGGGAAGTGAAGAAAGTAATTCTTGCATCTTCGTAGTGATCCAGGATAGATTCTACGAGATTCATAGCAGAGGAGTAGAATGCGGGTTTGTTTGTAGCTACAATTACAAATCCTTTAGACGGATTGCTCATTCTCAATTTCTTCTTTCAATAACATAACAGTGTAGGCCAACAATTCATAACGATTTTTGGACTTACGCATACGCGCCTTCATCTTCCTATTGGAAGAATTCTTAACGGAATCGATCTCAAATACCTCTAGCTTTGCATTAAAGAGTTCTTCTAGCTTTTGAGCTTGATCTCTTTCTTTCTTTTGCATAGCCTCAGCTTCACGACGTTTCCGGTGTCGCTCTTCGCGTTCTTGCGTATTTTTATCGATTTTAGCAATATCGTTCTGCTTTAGAATTTCTTCCCAGTCAGGATTGATCTTACCACCGCTGGTGTACTTGAAGATTTTTGCAGTAGAAGAAGTTTCTTTACCATCGTCATGCTCAATGACTAACTTACAGGTAATACGATCCTTCTGATAATTTTCCCAAAAGGGATGTTTCCATTGTTTTTTCATTTCACTTTCCTAATTAAGCAATACGCATGTATAAGGTATAGGTCTCTATCGTTTCATTTGTTGCCTGAATGGTTTCTCCAAGGTAATCCCCAATATAGTTACCTATGTAGTCACCAATGAAGTTACCGACGTAATCTCCAATGAAGTCTGAACTATATATGTCTGTGGATACACGTGTAAAATCTGTTTCATAGTTTCCAGTATAATCTGCAGTATATTCTATACCAGTATAATTACCCGTATAACCTTGATCGTATTGACCCACATAATCACCAGCGTACTGTATCAAACTGTTTCTAGTAAAGTTAGTTTCATAATCACCGGTGTAGGAATCTGTCGAATTACGGGTAAAATCACCTAATGAATTTCGGGTTGATACACGTGTAAAATCTGTTTCATAGTTGCCAATGTAGTTACCAGTATAATCTGCAGCATAGTTACCAGTATAGTTCGCAGCAGACACCCGGGTAAAATCTGTTTCATAGTTACCAGTATAGTTCGCAGCAGATGCTCGCGTGTAGTTTACAGTAGATGTGCGCTGGCTATTTCGAGTAAAGTTAGAAACATAATTCCCAGTGTAGTTAGCAGCAGATGCTCGCGTGTAGTTTACAGTAGACGTACGTTGTGAGTTTCTAGTAAAGTCTGTAGCATAGTTACCAGTATAGTTTGCAGCAGATGCCCGAGTGTAGTTTACAGTAGATGTGCGCTGGCTATTTCGAGTAAAGTTAGAAACATAATTCCCAGTGTAGTCACCGGTGTAGTCTCCCAGGAAGTTTGCTGTCGAAATGAGTGTAGAAACTCTAGTAAAGTTAGACAGATAGTTACCTGCAAAGTTACCAGCGAAGTTACCAGTATACACTACTTGACGTCTAAAACTTCGCGCAAAGCCATTGTAGAAGGTGGAGAATTGCACGCACGTCGCAAAATCCCGCACGAAGTCACGCACATAGTTACCTACATAGTCCGTTTCATAATTACCCGTAAAGTCACCAGTATAATCTACGGTAGAAGTTCGTTGACTGTTTCGGGTTGATACACGTGTAAAGTCTGTAGCATAGTTACCAGTATAGTCACCAAGGAAGTTACCACCTACATAGTCACCAGTATAGTTAGCTGCTGAAACTCGAGTAAAGTTTGCGGTATAATTACCCGTATAATCACCAAGGAAGTTACCACCTACATAGTCACCAGTATAGTTAGCTGCTGAAACTCGAGTAAAGTCTGTAGCATAGTTACCAGTATAGTCACCAAGGAAGTTACCACCTATATAATCACCAGTATAGTTTGCAGCAGACGCTCGAGTAAAGTTTGAAATATAATTACCAGTATAGTTTGCTGCAGATTCTCTTGTGTAATTCTGATTGGATATTCTTGTTGAATCTCTTGTGAAATTACTTAGGTAATTTCCGGTGTAGTCACCAGTATAATCGGGATTATAGTTACCAGTATAGTTACCAGTAGATACTCGAGTAAAGTTGGATATGTAATCACCAATGAAGTCAGCAGCGTAATCCACTGCATAATTACCATCATACGTTCCTTCATAGACTGCAGTGAAAGCATCCGCAAAATTATTTGTAGAAACTCTAGTAAAGTTAGACAGATAGTTACCTGTATAATCACCTGTGTAGTTCAGTAGTGAGTTACGAGTAAAGTTCTGAGTAGAATCTCTTGTTGAATTACGTGTGCTATCTCGTGTGTAGTTTACATCAGCAGTTTGCTGTTTAGTATCAGTAGCAGTACCTTGTGATACCCAAGTACCACCAGATGGTGCACCTGCAGCAGAAGATCGAAGCTCATAGGTACCAATCCCAGTTGTCATGATACGGTTCTGAGCAACTTTACCTAAAGTGTATCCTATCTCACCAACAGTAGCTTCTTGGAAACCATCGTATGATTCACCAAGATCTGTCTCGTCTGTATAGATCCCTTTGATACGTACATACTTTGTAGTAGTTGGTGCAGTCATTGCAGTACGTTGCCAAATACTATAATTAACCGCCGTGCCATCAGTACGATTATCCGTAAAGACATTTGATAGTGCTGCTGTGTAATCCCCACTTGGTGCCGATGTTGCAAGTTTGTAAGTACCAGGATATTGGTAGGTGTGAATACGTGTATTCAATTCATCGACCAAAAGATTCATATCTGAATCTGCCATCTCTCTGGCTTGGAAACTACCGTCACTTTTAAATCCTAGTGGTCGACGGAATCCATCAGAATCTACATAGGATGCTGTACCACTATTTTGATAGATGGTAGTATTCGTAGTAGTGGTAGTAAGAGATGAACCTGGATGGGTTCCAATAGCCTGATCAAACTGTGTGTCAGTATATGTACCAATAGCATCAGCACCTGCACCAGATGAATTAATACGTGATACTGAGGTGTTAGCAATAGTCGATAATTTTAATCCGGCTCGGTATGCAAGGTAATCCAATTCATCTGAATCGAATTGTTGTAAGTCACCCCCAGACCCCTGGAGCTTAAGCGGGGTTTGTAAAGTAGATAAAGCCATTATGCAGTCCTAACATATAACGTATATGTTTCAATAGTTTCGTTTGACGATTGGATTGTCTCTCCAGCGTAATCACCTATATAGTTACCTAAGTAATCTCCAATAAAGTTACCTACATAGTCACCGGTATAATCTCCAGTGTATTCATTTTGATATGCTGCATCATACTGTCCAACGTACGTAATAGGACCAACATAGTTTGGTGTATAATCACCAGCATAATCACCTTCATAATTACTTATATAGTTACCAATAAAATCGCCAGTGTATTCGCCAAGATAATCCGTGGAATAATCAGCAGGACCTTCGTAATCCCCTACGAAATCACGCTCAAAGTTACCAGTATACACTACTTGACGCCTATAAGCTTGGGCTTCAAAGCCATTGAAAAAGTCGCTGAAGCTTACGCACGTCGCAAAATCTCTGACGAAGTTTCTCAGATAGTTACCAAGGTAAGTATCCACACCTGTGTATGTAGCTACATAGTTACCAGTATAGGTGTCATCTGTATAGTTACCCTCGAAGTCAGCACCAGAATACGTTCCGGCATATTCCCCTACATAATCAGCAGCAATGTATTGAGTGGTACCAACATAATCACCATCATACACGGCCCCATAATTAGAAACGTAATTAGATTGACTTATTCTTGTAAAGTTCTGAGTTGAATCTCTAGTTGAAATTCTTGTACTGTCTCTTGTATAATTCTGATCAGCAGTTTGTTGTTTTGTGTCTGTTGCAGTCCCTTTAGCCACCCATGTGCCAGGATCTGTCGGCGCGCCATCTGCAGAACTACGTAACTGATACGTACCAATACCAGTGGACATAATACGTGTTTTTGCACGCTGGCCAAACGTTGCCTGCATTTCTACGGTACTCATACGTTGCAGATTTTTAGTACCTTCAACAAGTCTCACAGGCTTTACCACGGTTGGTGGCGTCATAGCCTGACGTTTCCAAATAGTGTAATCTACTGAAGTACCATCAGTTCTTGTATCTGTGAATACATTTGCAATGTGTGCCGAGTAATCTGCGCTCGGTGCAGATGTAGCAAGTCTGTAAGTGCCAGGATAATCACCAGCAAATATTGTGAGTAGTAGACGATCAACCACAGCGTTAAGCTGCGTGTCATTCAGTGCTTCAATCTCACCAGGATCTTGATCCCAAAGTACAGGTTTAGAAAATGGTGGATCTTCTGGTGCTGTACCAGTGTTTTGATAGATTGTAGTATTTGTAGTAGTTGTGGTGAAAGATGAAGCAGGATGTGTGCCTACAGCTTGATCGAACTTCGTATTCGTATAGGTACCGACAACATTCCCGGTACCGGTACTGAGAGAAGCAACCTTTGATTGACCAGCTTGCGCTAGTTGGATACCAGCCTGGTATGCTGCATAATTTTCTTCTGTGGCTGTAATTTTTTTAAGATTACCATCACCGTCGTCGATCTTAAGAAGGGCGTCAATAATTGCCATGATCTGTCCCTTAGTTTAATAGTGTACCATCTGAATCATATATATTTGGAATTCTATTATATGTTTCATTAATAGCAGCCACTATGTTTGATTTTGCTGTTGTTACTAATGAATTAAGATCCCCAACTGGATTTGTTGAGACATCGGAATCAAGGAGATCAACAGTAGCTTTCAGTTCATTGATCGCCCCAACTAGTGACGATTTAACACTTGTAGTCAGCGATGTTAATGTACCAATATCAGAATCTAGTTCATTGATAGCACTTCTAGCTTTTGTTGCAGTTGTCGTAAGTGTGGCTCTACCAACTAAGTTATTGAAATCTGTATCATTCGAATCTAATCTACTATCTAATTCATTAATAGCAGCCTTGATTGTAGTAGCAGTAGTGGCCAGGCCAACTTCCCCAATTGAATCGTGAATTTCGTTGATAGCTGCTGTCAAATTAGATGCGGTAGTATTAAGAGACATACTACCAATATCAGCATCTAATTCATTAATTGCTACGACAAGGTTTTGGTCTGCAGCAGTCGTTAAGCTAGACCTGTTACCAATATCAGAATCTAGTTCATTAATAGCAGTAACGAGATTCGAAGTAGTTGGCGTTGTAAGTGCGGTATGATCACCAAGTTCTGTTCTTAATTCACGTAATGCTGCAGAAATATCAGTAGCTGTAAGACCTGTAAGGGTCATATTACCGATATCAGTTTCGTGCTCGTTAATAGCCCCTTTGATTGTAGTAGCTGCTGTTGATAAGGCAACCTCACCAATTGAATCGTGAAGTTCATTAATAGCGCCTTTGATAGTAGTGGAGGTAGTGTTAAGTCCTACCTCGCCGATAGAATCATGAAGTTCATTAATAGCGGCAGTAAGTGTCTTTGCAGTAGTATTTAAGTTAGTGGCCGGTCTAGCACCAATATCAGAGTCAAGCTCATTAACAGCCCCAACTAGATCAGAGTCAGCGCCTGTAGTATCGCCAGTCGTAAGGAGAGCAATATCACCAATTCCGTTCTCATGTTGATTTAATTGATCAACAAGATTTCGGAAGGTTGATGACAGTGATACGTATGATTTTGCCATTACTTGTTCTCTACTAATTTCTCGAGCAGTCTTTTAATGTCACTTACATCATTCTTTAAGTTGTTCACCTCGGCCTGCAGATTTTCGAAAGTTTGTTCTTTCTTCTTTCTTTCAGCCTTTGATCTTCTTGCTCTGTCGATTTCCTTCTTATTTATATTAATAATTGCACCAGATCTTGTATCACGAACTAGGCTAGGATTGCCTTCCACCTTTAATCTTTTCATTTATTATACCGCCAATGCAATCACTCGTAAATCCCTAATTACTGGTACTTTAGAACTATTGGTAGAAAGCATAACAACTTTTACCTGGAATTCTGTAAAGTCGTCAAGCGTACCACCTAACCCACCAGCGAGATATTCATATTCTCTAAATCTGAATCCTGTTTCATCAGATGCTGGTTGTACACCTTCTACCGTTACTTCTGTAAATGATGCCTCATTAATATCACCTTCAGCATTTGTTCTATAGTAGACTTCGATTTCTGCTTCATTTGGACGTGTTGCACCAAGCAGGATCTTTAGACCCTTTGCAGATTCTTCAAGACCAATAACATTTGTAAGGTGTTTAGCAAGTGCTGAACCGTCATCTGGATCAGTCTCTGCTACGAATGTGTCCAGCGGTTCATTGAATGATCCTGCTACGGCTGCAGCTGCTGGTCTATCAATAATGTTATTGATCATTGTTACCGATGCACGTTGCATATCAAGTACAGGTGATACTTTTGAATTTGTTGTGCTAAAGCTCACCTTGTAAGTATTTGAACGAATACCAGCACCAAGTTCACTTGTTTCATTTGTTGCAGTTGCAATTACCTTCGGTGAATTAAATCTGATAAGCGATTTATCTTGGATATTTCTATATGTTGTATCTTTCACATATGGTACTTGTAATGAACCACCGGAGTGTGCATAAGATCTACCAGAAGTAAACTTAGCCTCGTAAGTAAGATCGGTAAGGATTGGAAGAAGTGGTTCACCGATAAATGGTAGTGCCATATCACCTTGTGCTTGGTGACTTGCAGTAATTGCCGTACCACCACCAACTGCATCACTTGTTGCTGAAGCGCCTGCTGTGAATGTGTATCCTGTACCGTCAATAGCTACGATTGTTCTATTACCATTTAGGTTACCTGCTGAAATACCCCCTGTTGCAGTAGCACCTGCAATTGTTACTGTATTACCAACGAACAGACCATGGTTAGGATGTTTGACCTGTACAACTGCACTGCCATTGGTTGTGGTAAGAGGATTATTAAGTAATCCCCCAAACTGTGTTCTACCAGCAAGAAGTGTTGGTGCAAGATCTACGTTTTCAATAATTGCATAACCACCTGCAGTATCAAAATCTGCACGGTAAAGCTGGAAAGTAAGATCTTTTGTTTGATCTGCCTCCCATGTCCTTGCGTTCTGAGATTTAAATAGTGAACCAAGTGTTGGCTGACTATTAACACGTCTTTCAGTTGTACCTAATACAAATGCATATGTTTCAGCAATATATGCTTTATATGCGTTACTATCACTTCCAATTACAATACAATGTTCACCATTTGGAAGATAGATTGGTTCATCGAATTCGAATGTTGTAGCTACTGAAGCATCTGTACTTGTAGTAATAGAGCTAGGTGCAAGGAATACTGTTGATCCTGGATATGTCTCTGTTGCTGATGGATAACCATTAACTACTGGACGAAGTTCTACAAATGCCGGTACGCCATCGGATGCTTTTGTTTCAAAGAAGATATCGATCTTTGTTGCAAAGATACCAGTTCTTTCTGTGACAAAGAATGTTTGTGCTAGTGGATCTGGACCGGGCTCGGCCTGACCAGATCCATCAGGGGTAGAAACTCTTCTAGAAGTACCAGATCCTGTAAGTGTTACGTGTCTCGTAGAAAGGAATGTTCTCTGTCGTGTTTCTAGTACACCAGAAGAAATGAAAGTTGTTGATGCTTGTGAAATAGCTTCAGTTAGGTCATATGCAGAAACATCTAAAAGAGTAAATTCTGCCTCACCAGTTCTAAACTTGGTAGAATCTGTTGAAGGTATAAAGAATGATCCTGTAATAGTACCGTTAGTATCTGAAATCAGATTTGTAGCACCATCTGGGTGAGCTGTTGCATTTGCATATTGATCACCGTAATCAACAACGTTTGATGCTACACTTTGGAAAGCTTCTTCTCTTAGCCAGCTAGCAACTGGTTTCTTATTGAAAAATCCGAAGTATCTTGTATTTGGTCTTAGACCCTGTGCTTTAAAGAATACCTTTATACTTCTCATAAACGGAATAGAGACTCTTGAAACTACTCTATCACTAATAAGCTCACGCGTGGTTTCTATACTAGCGACCGAGATACTACCTGTTGTTTGGGTGTCACCAGTATTATTAGTTTGTTGAGCAAGTGTTTGACCTACAACCACACCGTTAACGTTGATATCATTTATACTAGTTCCTGCCCAGTTCCAAATCTGTTGGTTAGCAAGAAGACGATCAGATTGTCTAATTTTTGTCCCACCACTTACTGTTCTATCTGGATTGTATCTTATTTCTTTCCATGTATCAGATGCTGGTGATAGCTTAATTTTACCTTTACCTTGAACAACTGCGAATGGATTAACATTAATTGCGCTAGATGCCAACGGTTGATTAATATAACTTACGTGGGTATAATTCAGATATACATTATCACCTTTTAGAATAACGTTAGATGACTGTGATGAATCATAAGCAAGAGGAACGTTTTTCTCAATCGCTCTTGGTTTCATAACCTTACCTTGAGGATCGATAGCTGCTCTATAATCAATACCTGTTGTCAGTGATCTCTGGTGATCTGCAAAGTTATCTACGAAGATACCAGATTTGAATCGAGTATTATCTGCCGAATCAAGTACACTGAATGCCTGTGTATCAAGCTCAAGAAGTGAGAGTGATGTAAGTTCTTCTAAATTGTCAATTCTTTTTTCAAGACGACCGATATCTGCCATTGTGTATCTCTTAGCATCAATACGTGTTGATACCAAGTCACTGTCATTAACAGTATAAGGATTCATCTGAACTCTGAAAAGTTCAAGTTCATCTGGTGAGATACTTGGGAATTGTGGCTGAAGATTTGGTTGACCCTCTCTAACTGATAGTACGCCATCTGTATCAATTACGAGAATAGCATTCTTTGGAAGGTAGTACTCTACGTCAGTTGTAATTAGATCGGTGTTCTGTGGGATCTCGTTGATACGTGCACCTGATCCAAATGTACCAGATGAATTAACAGAAGAACGGAAATCAAGAACGTCTCTAAGATTAACTGTTGTCCCATCTCTATAGGTATAACTTGGAATATCTTCGTAGTTAACCTGACCAGTATAAGAGTTTACCGCAAAGAAGGAACCAGCCGCACCGTGACTAAAGTGATCGTAATCTACTGAAACTGCTCTACTTCCTCGTGCCTGCGCTCCCCCGCGAAGCCTTAATCTACCACGTGCGTAATAATCATCTCTCTGACCATTATCAATAATATACCGATCAGAAATATCGTTACCGCTACTATCTTCAATACTGTTTACCTTAAAGATATCAACATTTGAAAATTGAACTATTTCATCACTACCTGGTGTGATTGTTTCAGTTACGGCAGTGTTCAGTGTTTTTGTTCTGACTGTAGCATTAGACTTGTTAACGTAGTAAGCAACATCGACTGTTGCTCCTGGTGCTACACCAGTAATAGTAGCTGATTGTGTACCAGCACCTGCGATAGCAAGACCTGTATTAATTGCTGAGTCCGCGACGATCCAGTCTGTTGTATTCGCAAATGTTTCATCTGCAGCTGTTAGCGTAAGGGTTGCTACTGAACCAGTTGCTGTAAATGAACCGAATCTCTGTACAGTAAGACTGATATCTGTCAGTGCTCTCGGACGTGTAACTGGAAGATCAAAAATAAGATTATCAAGATCTACAGTTGTATCGAATCTCTTTACACCACCAGTTGTATCAACGTTGAAGTAATTTGTACCAGATGTGCCAAGCGAACGGATTCGACGGAATGCCTGACCGGCATTCATCTGAACATCAAAGAGATAAAGACGATAGTTACCACCAGTATCTTCTTCAATAGCTTTGATACGTGCAGTACCAATTGTACTACCACCATAATGTACTTGGTTTCTTAGGTTAAACTGTTCAAATTGACTGATATTCGGAAGTCCGTAACTGTTTCTGCCACCAGCACTATCTTCACCAAGTGCAAGAACATAGTTACCGAAGTTAGCTGCTGAAACCTCGTTGTTCTCTGTTACTGTAGTTCTTGGTTTTAATACCGGAACTTCTGTGAAAAGCTCTGTTTCTGCACGATAACCATTTACATATGCTAGGCCTGGAGTAACGTTAAAGTTTAATATTGACGTATCAGCCGAATCCGTATCAAAAGAAAGCTGGAATGGTTTAGCAATATAGTTACCAGATTCTTCCTTTGTTCTTGTAGCAAGAATATCACCAATTACTGCTAGATCATCTTCTGCCTCAATCTGTGCTTCAATCAAACCATTACGCATGTTTGCGATTTCAATAGAATTCTGATCAGAATCTACATCAGCCATATTAATAAGGGTAAGTCTGATTCTATATCTGTCAGCACCTGGCGATGAACGGTTAGGTGTGGCACCTTGGTTATCATAAAGACCATCATCATCATCTACTGTAACAATATCTTCTGTTACCAGAAAGCCTAGATCAGCATCAGGTGTTTGAGAATATTTTGCAACGGTAATTGATTGTGGTGGTGCGTATACAAAGTGATCTTTAGCAAAGAACACACCTTCAGCATTGTGGAACTTAGAACCACGACCAACAATAGGTGCTGTCTGGCCAGTACCAGTTGAACCAATAGTAAGGGTATAACCTCCACCGCTGAGATCTTCACCTTGTGCTACACGAATCGTAGTAGCTCCTGCTGTACCAGAAGAGGTGTCAGTGTATTTTACAAAGAGCGTTGCAGGATCACTTGCTGTCGCAGTCAATACCTCTTGTACCTCAACTTTGATACCGCCGTCAGATGTAAGCTCAACACCTACCAGATCGTTTGGATTAGCAGGAAGCGTGTTAACTGAAGTATTGAGTTTAATAAATTCAGGATTAGATACACCAAAACCACCAGGTTCTACAGCTGCACCTTCCTTAAAGAAGAAACGCCCAAGCCGCCCCATCTCCTCTTGGATAATGGTTTGCATCTGAGTAAGTTCACGTGCTTGAAGTGCCTTACCGCTGTTAAACAGGATTCGGTGAAAGTTATCACTATCAAGAAAATCATCTTTATAAGTTGATGCAAAGGTATTTGAATTAAATGTATTTGGCATTTCCTACACCGTTAAATCTGAATAATAATTTTTAGATCATCTTCCTGACCAGATGTTCTTGTAATTGCCGCTCTGTTATCAATATAAAGAAGATCGCCGGAGAATGGATCAACTTCTGGTACCAACTTAGGATGCTGGATAACACCTGATCCTGAGCCAGATATTTCTGTTACACTTTCTGCCGAATCAAACTGGGTGAATCCAGTAGATTCATCTTGGTGATAATAAAGCAGGTCAGAATCTACTTTATCAACGTATGCTTTTGCACCAGTTGTACCACCTTGAATAGTATTATCTACCGTGAACGCAGTAGCGATAGAAGAGAACTGCATTCTGTAAAGTGCGTTTGCTGTTGCCTGTGTAAACAGGTTACCAGGTGAGTTAGAATCGAATTGTGTTGGGTTCTGTATAAGACCAATCTGTCTAAAGTCCTGATCAATAAGGAAGTCACCACCTTCAGCACCATTTGGTTTGGTGTTGTACATAACCGCTCTTGCTCTTAGATCAATACGTGGATCAGCACCGAAGCCAAACCCTGTAGAAGATTTAGAACCAAGAATAGCACGTGCTGTTGCCTGTGTACCACTTACTGGTGCCGCGATTTGAATCTCTGCGTAGTTATAACCTTTACCCATTGTGATCGTACCAGAGGAATCAATGAGTTCTAGTTTTGTTACCTGACCACCATTTACTGTTGCCTGTAGTTTTGCACCAGATCCGTCACCTACGATAGTAACTGTTGGTGTTGATGAGTATCCTGAACCATTGTTCAGCATAAGAGCACCGACGATCTCATGGGATGAATCTGCTGCCGCTTGAATACCTACCTGTTCTACCTGTGATGCTGTAAGTCCTGGTGCACCTGCTGAATCTGTAATGAATTCAATCGGTTGGAAGTTAGCTGCAAGGAAGTTCGTAGCATCGAGTGAACCAACTGTATAAAGGAACTTCCAGATGTAACCATCAGCAGTAAGGAATGGTTCAGTTGATGTTCCTGTTGGTTTAACAGTAGATGTTTTAGCAACACCTGCATTTGTTCTGCCTTGTTGAATACATACGTAAACTTGGTTTTCGTCAGTCATAACATAGTATGGCTGAGTCGGTTCGTTACCTTCTTGGTTATCATTATATCTGCTATAAATTGTACCAGAAGACCAAGCATGACGTGGTACAACGAGTGAAGATGCAGTAACTTGTTTCATGGACTGCATAGCAAGACGAAGATTTCTTTCTTCTCTTTCAGTAGAAATTGGTGTTGGTGCAGTGTCTGAGCTGTCCCAGTCATTACTGCGTCCAATAGCAACATATAGATTAGTATCAGAATCCTCTGTCAGAAGTCTCTGAGCCAGTAAGAATTTGGTTGGTTGATTAAGTACTGCTGCCATTTTTTCCTCTTATGCCACTATCACTCTATTTCCAAGACCCGCTGCTGAATCAAGTCCCATCAAATACCAATTAGCTCCTTGCCAGATAGCATCCACCGAAGCATACTGATGCAAAGTAAATGTGGATCCATTACCTAAATTAGTTGGTGTGACAGTTGATGATCCTGCACCTATATTTAGGATCGTTTTAACTTGTCCAATTCCGTTACCGTCACCCATAGTCATCGATGTGCCTGCACCAGAATTAATCATTGTAAGTGGTACCGTAACACTGATTGCTGTAGATGACGTAAGAGTCTCGCTACCAAGTCTCTGTGGATCATTGAATAGTACTGTGCCAGTTCCCTTTGTTGTTAACTGCATATCAATATTTGCATCATCACCAGAAACAGTAATGATTGGCCCCGATCCACTAGCAGAGTTTGTGACTCTTAATTCGTTTACTGCTGAACCAGTGCTAGTAAATGTAATTAATTCCAAACCAGCAGAATCTTGAACTGATCCGTGAACAATTGCATTATCTATTACTGGTGATGTTAAAGTTTTGTTTGTAAGTGTCTGTGTATGGTTATCAAATACTAATGTAGCACTATCTGCTAATGCTGGAAAGTTAACATTTAGATCCGTGCCAGAATCGACTTGGCCAAGATAATTAACAAAATAATATCCTGTGCCTGATACACCATGAAGTCTTAATTCACCATCAATCTTTGTAGTATAAAGGTGCTTATTATATAAATCTTGTTCAGCAGAATCAACGATCATAATACCACTAGAATCAGGCATTGTAATAAGTACGTCACCTGCTGTTGGATTACTCGCTCTTAAATATGTTTGATAAGCATCGACTGTTGTGCCTTCAAAGATAATACCTGTGCTGTCGAATGAAATACCTGACATAGGATAGTCAGAATCACCACCAAGTATTTTGTACAGATCCACAAAGTTGTCATTGATTTTATCACCAGCAGCTCTTAGAGTATCGCCAGTGCCATCATTTGCAGTTGTACCGATGTTAATGTGTTGTCTTGTCATCTGCTAATCCAAATAAACTGTTAACTTTATTTATATAAATTTTAAGCGGAACTATCATAATACTTGTAATTTACTTCGTCCATTTGCTCGATGGTATTATCCATTCTCATAATGCCTGGATCACCAACACCTTCATCCATTCTAAACGAGTTAGTGTCAAGGAATTCAGATACGTTGTCGTATGCACTATCAAGCTGACCCATACTGTACAGATCTGCATATGTTCTTGGTTCTTGACCAACGGTATTGTTATCGACTCTAAGTCTGCTAAGATCAGAATCAACAGTTATGATAGCGGTAGTATCTGCAATTGCACTGAGTGTGGTTGCTGCCTCACCCTGTGCAACATAGGTAACATCGAGAGGTGTTGCTGAATCTGTACCTGGGGTAGCATCTGCAACTGATACGACTTGTATCTGAGCACCAAGGTACATACCAGCAGGATGTACAAATAGTTTATAAACGTCGTTCCAGTCTGATAGTGGTAATTCAGATTTAATTAGTACAGAAAAGACTTGATATAGTTCTGCATTTGTAAGAAATCTCTGAGATTCAAAGCCAACTTCACTTTCCCCAACAATGAATCTTTGTGATTTAGGATATTGTACATCAACATCAATACCAAAGAATGCGTTGAAGAATTGTTCAATTGAGAACTTCGTACCTTTAGTTCTATAAAAAGTATTAGAGAACTTTGCCGCCGCTCTTTTGTTCTGAAAGCCTCCAAAGTATTCTTGACCAAGTAGTAGTTCATCTTCCAGAAAATCTAGAAGTTCAGCTGGTGACTGAGAAATATCTCTTGCTAAAAATAAATCTTGTATAAGATGTGACGGTGATACATCAGAGTCTGCCCAATCATAATATTTTTCTAGAAAGGTAATAAGCTTCGGATATCTCTCCTGATAATATTCAGGAAGTACCTGCGTAACTTCCCTCTGTGATAGTAGGGAAAGGTTACGCCTGCCTAAATCTCTGTCTGTGAATGTAGTATGGCTCATTAGTTAGTCGCACTCGTTGTAACCGCTCTTGCAAACGATTCACCTGCATCAAATTCAAGGATCTCTTCTCTGTTTGGTACAATGGCACTTTGGTTTGCAGGGACTGCTTTTACTTTAATGTAATTCACACCACCTATGATCGATGCTGGTCTGAATCCAGAAATACTAATAGTATTGGCATCAGCATTATATGATCCAACATTATCAACTAGTACTGTTGCTGACGTGTTAGAGAATACTTCAAGTACGTTTGAATTCAATCTGTTTCTTATAATACAGTTTTCACCGCTGAAAATAAATTGTGAACTGGTAATAATATAATTTTCATCGTCTGCTGATGCAATTGGTTGTGGAAATCGAATTGTAATAGAATTTAATGCACCAAGTGTTGGTGTAATTCTTTGCTGCATACGAACACTCATACGGCTTGAAAGAATTGCTGGACTTGTTTCATCTACAATTGTAAGCAGATTAGAACGTCGGAATGCAGCATCAAAGTCACCAACTGTTGTCGTGAAGTAATTAGAAATAGCATTATTAACTGCTGAACGTGCTGCACTTGAAGATAGTGTAGTAAGTCGTGGATTAAATCTAAAGAATGTTTCTGTTTCAATATAGGTTGTTACAGGATCAATAAATTCTATTTCAAAAGAAAGAATCGCTAACTGATTTGCAAGATCTGTAATCTGACTTTTGAGAGATGTGATAGTTGCTGCGTCAACATCTGCATTGAATACAATCGAACAGAACACAGTACCGAACTTGGCCTGTAGATTTTCTTCCCCACCCCACGTTTTAATATCGCTAATATATGATCCAAAGTTCCGAAGAATAAGTGTAGAATAATCTGCAGCTGTTACCATTCTATTCTGAGCAGCATATTGGAATGGTGCATTCTTACGAATAGATTCTAGTGATTCTTTAAAGCTACCACCTGCTGATGCGGATACAGATGTTACAGAGAACTGATAATCTGTACCTCCGAAGCTGTAATCTACACCACTTGCAAAACCTGTAGCTTCATTTGCAGCTGGACCAGCACTCACAAGATATTCAATTTCAATTTTGGATCCTGCGGCCGGTGCTGAACCGAACGTTGACCCATCACCAAAGCTGAGTTCAAAATAACCATTCGGTGCTTCTTTTAAAATGTAAAGTGTACTAGTCGAGGAAAGAGTAGTAGCATCAACTAAATT